CAAGAAAGTGCGCAACTAGGTGGTGGTGCAGAAAGTTTTGGAGAATATTTATCAAGACTAGGTGGTTTGGCAGCAGCACAAAATACTGGAATAGGTAATATTGGCAGACAACAATTTGCAGATGCTTTTTCAGCATTAAGAGGATTTACTCCATCAAATGAAGTATTTGGAGCTACAGCTAATATTTACGATCCATTAGGTACTGGCTCAGGTGAAGGTGCGCTTTTTGCTACTCAATTAATTGACCAGGCATTACAAAATAGATTTAGATCTCCTGTTTATAGAAGTCTAAGGCGACCAAGTGCTGAAGAACTTTTTGCAGATTATCAGTTAGGCAGAGCAGGACAAGGAGCATTTGCTCCAACATTTAGTGGGACAGATACTCCTACATTCTTAGAATTTGCAGCACAAAGAGCAGGTCTCTAATGGCAAATGGAATAGATGATGTTTTTGCTAATTTTTTAGAAGATGAACCAAGAGCAGCGTTTTTCGGAACACTAAGAACACAACCTGGTTTTAGAGATACTCCTGGAGAAAGACGACAAGCACAGGATATATATCAATCTGCTTTGTCAGATTTTTATGGTCAGTTAGGTCAGGATATTTTAAGTGGGCAAACTCCTAATATGACCTTTACTGATTTCTTGCAAGACTTTCCATTTACAGAACGATTTGCACAAATGGGTAGGCAATATAACCAGTTGAGTAGATATAGACCAAGAACAAGATTTTTATATTACTAGGAGTACAACATGGTACAACAGCAGTTTCCTAGTCCTAGAGTTCCAGATTTTACTAGCTTTGTTTCTAATTTGTTTGAACCTATAATTCCTAGAGGTACAGCAGAAAGAATAGGTGACGCACTACCTACTCCTTTTAGACAAGCCTATAGACAAAATATGGTTCCTGGATTAGGTTTGATTGATCAAGGTTTAGAAAGATTAAAGCAAGTTCCAAGCCTTAAACCAGCTGCAGAAATAATAGATACTTTAACTCCAGATGAAGTATCATTTGAAGGTGTTGTAAGAGAACTTACTGCTCCTGGTGAATTAGCTTTATTGGTTGGAACAGCAGGTGTTGGTAATAGAGTGTCAGCTGCATTGAGAGCTGCAAATAAAGCTAAATTACTTACTAGACCAGCAGCAGCTATTATAGAACCAGTTGTAAAAACTAATGCGACTGGAGTATCTGGATTTAGTAAAAGACTTGCAGGTGAAGCAGCAGTAGCACTTGGTGCAACACAAGCAGCAGAAGGTGTAGCAAATGCTGGTGTGCAAGCAGGATTACCAGTACCAGCTCAAATAGGAGCTAGTTTACTTGGTGGTTTAATAGGTGGTGCTGCAGTATTTAAAGGTATAAATAAATACAACAAATCATATGGAAATAAAGTTACTAGAAATGCAGAACAATTATTAAATGCTGATAACAATCCTAAAGATGTTCCTGGTTCTAATCAACTATCGCTAGAAGAAATATCCATTAAAGATAATGCAATAACTCCTGAACAACAGAATGCTGCTGCATTTGAACAAACTTTAAAAACATTATCAGAGGAACCTTTAGCCAATCCTCCTAGAAGAACACCTGAAGAGTTAATAAGAGCAGGAGAGTCTGGGTTGATTAGTTACGCAGACATAAATATACCTCCTAGAGAATTAGGATTAGAAGGTGATTTATTTACAGTAATTGATGAAGGCAGACTAGCATTACAAGAACAAATTTTAAGAAGAACCCCAACAGTTCTAAACACTCAACGAGCAGATAATGTAAGACGTGCTTTAGAATCTGTAAGAGATTTTAAAGAGCAAAGAGGAATAAATAGAATAGGTGAAACTGAACCATCTCTTGCCAGGTACAATCCAACAGAAAGTACAATCAATGCTAAAATTCGTGGCAAAGAAATTACTAGAAAAGTTGAATCTATTGATGACTATATAGATGGCATGGGTGAAGTTTTAAATATTAGTAAAGGTTCCAGAGAAACAACTAAAGAAGTTTTTACTCCTTTATTAAAATTTTTAGGTAGTTCGCTAGGATTAGATGAAAAAGAATATATTAAGTTTGCAATTAGAGGTATTTCTAATCAAGTTGATCCAAGGAATGTAGATTTGAATCAACCTTATGCTGCAACATTTACTCATCCAGTAGGAAGTTTATCTCAAGTTATTGATAACACTATATTGAGATATGCAGATCCAATGCCAAGATTTACATCTACAGTACAATTATTTCAAAAAGGTATAGATGAAGTAGATGACCTTACAACTCTTGTTCATGAATTTTCTCACACAGTAATGCCAGATGTATTTAGAGCATTACCTCAACAAGAGTTTGATGATTTATCTGTTGCAATAAAAAATCAAATAATTCAAAGAAGAAAAATGCTAGAAGATCCTATAACTAATCAAGGTGATTTAGACAAATTAGATCTTATGAATTTTAGAAACTGGGATAATATATATACATTTAAGTATGCTTCTAAACCAAATGTTAATTTTGTTGATGATGTTCAAGAATCTTTTGCAGATTTGTTTTCTTATTGGGGTTTGCAAAAAGTAACTAATCCAAACTTTAGAAGTAAACATGACAATATATTTATTCAAATAGCAAAAACATTAAAGGCTTTGTTTGATAAAGTTTTTAGAAAAGAAAATATTCCAGTAGATTTGTCAGGTGCTAGAGATGAAGTTTTAGGATCTGCTTATGATGATTTTAAATTAGTGTTAGACAATATAGTTGCAGGTAAAATAATGCCTCAGTCTTTTTCTGCTGATGCTATTTCAGATAAAGCTTCTTCTTTTATGCTAACTCTTATTAACGCAAACTTAAATAATGAACTACCAAACCCAATATCTACTGTAAAACGAAAAGAATTATTTGAATATGGTTTGAATTATTTTAATAGAGATTCTATTAATGTAAACAATTTTGCTGGAATGAAAAATTTTGAAGATATAGATGTACAAACAATATCAGAAGTTTCTCCAACAAAAATACCTGCTCTTGAAACTAAAATATTATCTAGTGTTTCGCAACCTTTTATTGAACAAATTTTAAATAATCCTAATAATAGAAGTCTTATAAACTCAGCATTACGAATAGAAAATACTGGTGTTACTCAACAATATATTGATACAGCCAATGATTTAAGTAATGCGTACAGGTCGTTGCAAAATGAAAATATCCAGGCTAGACAAAACTTAGATATGATAATTGAAAATAGAGATAATGGTAAAATATTCAATGATCTTACTACAGTTGAAGAAGCATCTGTTAGAGGTAGTGCATTTAGTTATGAAGATGGCACTCCTGCATTAGTGTTTCATACTGGATTCCCTGTAAGCGATTCTTTTATTCATGCTAATACACCAACATTTGAAAGTTATTTATCACCTGGTATGCACTTTTCTGGTGATATGTTTGCAACTAAAACCTTTACTAAAGCATCAGGGTTGAATGAGTTTAACGAATCTGTTGAAGCTTTTAATATTGCAGTACCAGAATCTAGGGTATTGCGTGCAGATTCTTTTGGAACAGAAGATCAAGCTGCAGTATCTTTGATAGATAATTTTTATAAAACCCAGTTTAGAGATGGATATGATTTTGATACTATATTTGAAAATGTACCAAGAGATGTAGTTTTACAAAACTATAATAATAATATTGATTTTATTGCTAGAAGTTTTGGTTACTCAGATTACAAAGATTTAATATTAAAACAAAAACAACTTTATGTAGTAGATAATAAATTAGATGTAAATGCTTTAGCAAAAAATATAAATACTCATGCTAGTTTACTAACAATTAGAAACTTAATAAATATAACGCCTGATGTTAACGTTAAAATAATAAATGATATAGATGCAGCAATACGTGCAATAGATGATGCTAGAGATACAATAAACATATTCCCTGATGATAATTATATAAGAACAGCTTATGGTGGAGTAATATTTGATGATTCTGATTTATTGTTACATGATACTTATATAGCAGGTTTTACAAGATTGTTTGATGATGTAGGAGATTCTAGGTATGAAGCTTATTTGAAAAAATATAATGCTTTATTAATAAATGACATTGATAAAGATAGAGTTGCTAATATTACTGCTATTAATAATATTTCCAAACCATCAGAATGGTTTATTGTAAAACAATTTACTAGCGATATTGACAGATCTTTAGATTCTAATTTAGTAATAGATCCTGTTATTGCAAACACAAGAAATACTAATCAACAGTTTATAAATCAATCTTTATTGTTAAAGAAAAATAATTATTTTGTAGATGATATAGTAAAAAATTATGGAGATAATAATAATTTAGATGGTTTAAATAAACTTTATGAAGATTCAAATATAGATGCTATAACATGGTTGGCTGGTCAAGAAAATACTAATGGAATACACAGACAAATAATATTAGTTGGCGACAATGCAAAGATTAATAAAAACTTTGTTAGGCGAACTGAAGATATTAATAGAAAAAATAATTTATCTTTTGCTAGAAGAAGAAATACTAAAAAGCCTCTTCAAACTCCAGAAGGTAGAGCAATAATAAAAGATCTTAATAAAAATGCTAAAGGAAATAATACAACTGCTAAATTTGTAGGTGAAACAAATATAGAACAAAATGTTACATCACTAGGACAAAGACTTATAAATCTTATAAAAAGACTAGCAGGCATTCTTAATAAACTTGAGCCAGATGAAAGTGATATTCGTCAATCTGTAATTTTCCATAATGCAAATAAAGAAGTTCCTAAAGTGCTTGAAGGTGTTGTTCCTAGAACTGTAGAACAAATACGACAATCTGGTGATAGTAGGTTATTCAAAGATGGAGAAATACAGAATGAAGGATTTTTTGCTATAGGTGCTGAGGTTGCAAGAAGATTACCAGGATTAATTGACCAGGCAGCAGACCTTATAAAATTAAATGAAAAAGATTTATCTGATTTTAGAAAAGGTAAAGCTAAAAAAATTGATAGAAACGTTAAAGCATCAGCTACTCCTGGTGAAAAAGTTGTAAATGCTAGAAGTGGCGCACGTGGTAAATTTGTAAAACAAGGTTTTGAACCATTAGATATGTCTTATGAAGAGTTTGAAGGTTTGCTTGAATATGCTAATAGATTTTATGAGACACGAACAGGTAATATAAGACCTTTTGATTATTTAAATATTACAAAAGCATTAGAAAAAATAACAGGTAAAAAAGCTGAACATTTGGTAGAAATTAAAAAAGGAAACATAGATAAACTTGGAGAAACTATAGAACTTGCAGGAGAAGCACTTACTCAAACAGAAGCTAATTCTTTAGCCAGAATATTTGGTTTGACTGATGCAGCAGTTGCTGCTATAAAAAGGCAAAAACAATTAGATGCTTTTTCTAATAGAAGCCTTAAGCAAAATTTAACAATAGCTTTAGTAGAACTTTTAAATATTCCTAGAATGTTAGTTTTAGGAGGAGATTTAGGATCTATATTTAATCAAGGTTTAATATTTAGTAGCAATCCTTTTAAGTATGCACTTGATATAGCTGCAACAATGAAAACTTTTTATAGCAAAAAAAATTTTAGACAATCAATGGATAACATATATACTGATCCTGACTTTGCTAGATTTACCACACCTAATGATCCTAGGCTTGTAGTTTTTGAAGGTGATATTCCAAGAAAAGGTTATGAGTTGTACATAGCAGATATAGATAGTCCTTTATCTTTAAGAGAAGAAGCTTTTATATCTAATTGGATCAAGAAAGTTCCAGGAATAGGTCACTTGATAAAAGCTGGTGAAAGATTCCATGTTGCTTTTTTGAATAAACTTAGATATAGGTTGACTAAAGATTTTTATAATACTTTAAAAAATAGTGGTGCATCTCCAGAAGTCATTGATGAAAAAATGATTAAGTATGTTAAGTTTATAAATGCTGGTACTGGTAGAGGAAGTTTAAAAGGTCTTAATAAATTTGCAACAGAATTGAATGCTGTTGCTCTAGCACCAAGATGGGTGTACTCAAGATTTGAAGTTCCTTATATGGTTGCTAATGAATTATTAAAAAATTCAAGATCAGAAACTTCTATTGCAGGTAAGATGGCAAAAGACTTAGTAGGTTTTGCAATGACTATTACAGGCATAGGTGGAATTTTAGCCTTGAATGGTTTCAATGTAGAGATGGATTCACGTAAAAGCAATTTCTTAAAATTCAAAAGAGATAATATAAATGTAGATTTGACTGCAGGTCTGGGACCTGTAATAAGATTGATTAACAGAATTGGACATACAGTATCTCCAAATGGTGAATTGGTATCTCAAACAGGACAACCTTACCAGGCTGAAACATTTGAAATTCTAAAGCAATTTGTTG